ACACTTTACCTGTGGTGACTAACACAATCACGGAAACAAAAACGGAAACAATAATAAAGAAGAGCAAAGGCATATATCTAGGCGCAGAAGTTAATTCCTTGTTACAACCAGGCGCAAAAGTTACCTATTTGGATAACAAGTATTTGTTTCAATATTCCTTTAAGCCTTTGGGTAGTGTTCATTCTATAGGTGTATCTAAAAAACTATTCTAATGTGGCTTGAAATTGATGTGATGCTGTCGGGAAGTACTATGGATTGGAAGGAACTAGGCCTAGATGTCAAGCATGAATTTGTTAGGCGGATGGTAAGGCTTGAGGACATTGCCTATGTGCAGGAATTAGTTCACGATATCCAGGTCATGTACTTCTATGACAAAACTTCTGTTTTGATCAGGGGTGAATACCAAAGGATACGGGATGAGATCCTCCACTTAGAAGATGAGGAAGATTAACGAGGGTAAAAAGTTGTAAAATTTACCCTTGTTATTCGGGTAACTTCCGAATAGATGCATGAATTTTTACTAGAATACCCGATAGGGTACAGGTCTAAATGAAGCCTGTATTTTTATACCTTATAGGGTATCAAATCCCATCAAGGTGAATGTCATCATAGAACCACTTTCTACCTTCATCATTCATGATCTTATTCAGAAGTTCCTTCTGCCTTGCTTTTTTTTGATCGTACTTTGCCTTCTCCTCTTTTTGCAGAATCTTCAGGATCACTAGGTATCCTATCAGGTCATTGATCACATCTTCATCATCCCGATCTAGTGAGCCATTCTTGATTCTCTTCAGTTTGTCATCTATCCTAACCTTCAGCCCTTCTTCAGGGGAAAGGTCAGAGAAGATACCTAGAGGTTCAATGGCTGAGTTCCCGTACTTCTGATTTTTAGCAATCAGCATTTCTGTTATCTCTGAAAGCACTTTGTAGACTTCATCTTGAAAGTTCATAGACAATAAGTATAGAGTGAAATAACTAGGATGGCAAATAGGATAGCACCACCTACTACAATTAAAAATTCTTTAAAGCCTTTCATAAGTTTGCCTGAATGATTTAAACCGATCCCCTAGTAGGTACTGCGATGATCGAAACTTTGATCTGCCCTTCTTGACTAGTGATCCATTTCGGAAAAGGACATAGAATTCATTCTCTACTACTTCAAGATTAATCTCCAAGAATTCAGTCCACCAATCAGCAGGCTTTCTGTTCTCATCTATTACCCTAGATGCATTCCCGTAACCGAAGGGGTTAATGATTTGCCTTTCTTCCATAAGAAATTTTCCGCATTGATACGGCTAAAAATCGACTTTTTTAAAAAATGTGAGAATTTGTTTAAAATATTTTCACTAATGTTTTGGATTCTAATTTTTTCCTTCGATATTTAGGTATTGATTTTAACAAAACCCCTAAAAGACATGAAATACAATTCAGAAAATTACTACGATCAAGAAATCATTTTTACCTACGAAGGCAAGGACTACATCTGGATAGGAGACTACTCAATTGAGCACACCTATGAGGAGGAAAGTGAATTTGCTCCTGCTTACGGTGAGATGGAGGTCACCATAGATTACACATCTAGCCTTTCATGTTATGATGAGGCAAATGTTATACCTACCCGATCTATACTGATGGCAGTAGAACTAGAAATTGAAAGAAATTATTAACCAAATAAATACAAACAAAATGAAAGAACTAATTAAGATTCAGACCGAATTGAAAGCACCTAAGAATCAATTCAATTCCTTCGGGAAGTACAAGTATAGATCTGTGGAGGATATCCTAGAAGCGGTGAAGCCTTTACTAGCAAAGTATGAATGCACCTTGACCATTCATGATGAAGTTAAAGAGGTCGCAGGGATTACCTTTATAGAGGCTACTGCTTCTATTCAGAAGGACATGGAAGGCAGAACAGTAACTGCTCAGGCAGGGATAGACATCAATCGCAAAGGGATGGACATTGCTCAGTCATTCGGTTCATCTTCATCCTATGCTAGGAAGTATGCTTTGAATGGTCTCTTTCTGATTGACGATACCAAAGATCCTGATGCGACAAATGACCATCAGCCAAAAGCACCTACTAAGGTAGCGCCTACAGAAGAGCAGTTTGCCTATATAGTTAGATACTTGAATGGCACAGATGCACAAAAGAAGCAGGCAAAGGAAGCCATGAGCAAGTACACATTTAATCAAGATCAACAAGATACCCTTGACGGATTGATATGAACCTATACGAGATAACACAGGAGGCGCAGTATTTGGCTGTGCTTCTTGAAACGGAAGAACTGACAGCAGAACTAGAAAAAGCCCTAATCATTAATCAGGATCAACTCCAAGCAAAGGCTGTGAACTATGCTAAAGTGATAGCCAACTATCAAGCAGAATCAGATGCCATAGATCAGGAGATCAAGCGACTCAAATCAATGAAAGATAGCAGAGAAAAAAAAATTGAATGGCTGAAAGAATCAGTCAAGAAGGCCATGCTAGTAAGCGGAATTGAGAAGGTAGAATCACCACTATTCAAGTTGGCTTTGAGAAGATCGGAAGCGGTGGAGGTGGATCTAGTAGAAGCCCTACCAAATGCTTTTCAGAATGTTAAAAATGTAGTAACTGCTGACAAGGTAGCAATTAAGGAAGCCATCAAAAGAGGTGAGAATATCACAGGTGCAAGGCTTGTAGAAAATTTCAACTTACAGATCAAATGAGATACCTAGGAAACGAAATAAAGAGACCTGGAGACCTAGCCCCCAAGGGGGTGAAGTCTACCTACCAAACAGAAAAACTATCCTTCAATGAAACCTTTGAAAGACTATGGCTGCTGCAAAATTCCAAGAGGTAAAAGAGACAGTACTTGACCTGTATCTTAACGGATACACCAAGGCAAAGGTGGCAGAGGCTATGGGCATGAAGCATAGTCAAGTAGCCTACATCCTTTACTCTATCCTTAAGGTGCATGAGAAGCAACCTAGGAAGATGTCAAGTACTAACCTAGTGGAATCAATGCCAAAGGAACAGGTGAATAGAGTGATCACCCTAGCCTCCTGGGGATACAATGCATCAGAGATAGCAGAAGATATTTGCTTACCCTACAACAGGATTCAGGTACTGATCAAAGAGGCTACTGAAAAAAATCTAATTAAAAAAATGATTTAACCTTTGTTTTTTAATTTAAAGTTTAGATATTTCGAAAACAAAACAAAATCACCATGAAAAAAGCAATTCAAATTATAGGCAAAATCCTTTACTTCATTATTGCCCTATCTCCCATTTTTGCCCTAGGCTATATGCTAGGCATGAAACTCTAATCAATCACACCTATGGAAAATTTCAAAATCAAAATCACGCAGACTCAGGAAGTAGAAAGCGAAGTCTCTATCCCAAAGTACTTTACCATCAATAAGTACTACCACTACAAACTGCTATCAGATTCAGCAGTCATAGCAGTTAACTACTTCACGGATAAAATTGAGAACATGGTAGCCCTTGAATTGTGGCCATCTATCAAGGTAGAACACATCAGGTATGTGACCTACATCTTGAAGGCTGATAACCTAGAAGAGATCACAGAACAGGAATTCACTTTACACCTAAATGCTGCTAAAAAATTAATCTGCTCACTATGAAACCTGAATCTCAAAACGCACTAATCAAGGGATGGCTACTAAATGGCCATTCCATCACAGCCCTAGATGCCCTCCAAATGTTCGGCTGCTTCCGCTTATCTGCTAGGATCTCCAACTTGAAAGAGCAGGGCATGAATATTACTACAGAGATGGTAGAAATCAATGACAAACGAATCGCTAAATACAGCATGAATCATGGCCAAAAAAATAAGTGAAGAGAAGATTGAAAAGATGGTAGATCTTTGGAGAGATAGATGGTCAACCAAGGCAATCGCTATAGAACTAGGGGTGTCATATACCTCAGTATATCAGCAATTAAAAAAACGCTACCTTGTTGGCTAAAAAGAAAAAAAATTTTATCTTTAAAAAATCGAATCATTTTTGAGGTAGGAGCCAAAAATGATTCCATAGGTTAAATTCAACCTGCCTGTCAGACTCCTACCTGACAGGCTTTTTTATTTTCTAAAATGGAAGGGAAAAAATCCTTTGTCCTTTATACTGATCAGCGAGAAGTCTTTGATGAATTATCAAATGAAGATGCAGGAAGATTAATCAAGCACATTTTTTCCTATGTGAATGATGAAAACCCTAGCACAGAAGACCTTCTTTTGAAGGTGGCATTCTTACCTATTAAGACTCAACTGAAAAGAGACTTGAAGATGTGGGATGAAAAGAAGCAGCAAAGAGCGGAGGCAGGTAGAAAGGGTGGTGTAGCAAAGGCTAGCAATGCTAAGCAAAACCTAGCAAATCCTAGCAATGCTACAAATGATGTAGCAAACCTGGCTGTAAATGTAAATGGTAATGTAAATGTAAATGGTAATGTAAATGAAATATCTTCTATTTCTATTTTTACTACTAGGAGGCTAGGTGGTAAAACTCTTTTTGAAGAGATGATGCACATCTACGATCTAAGTGATGATCAGGTTCAGAAGTTGTATAAGGAATGGAGTATTACTCATGATGATCAAAAATTTGAAAGTGAAAAGCATTTAAAAAATAGTTTTATCTTGTTTGTAAAAAATAATTCAAGCAGATTTAAAGTTCAGCAGAGAAGTTTCCACCATAAGCAGGAGAAAAAATCAGGTAATGTTTTTTCTCTGCTACTTGAAAAGGAATTGGAAAAAGAAAAAAATAAGGATCAATGAAAAAGACAATTTTAACACACCTAGAAAAGATGGAATTTGTCTGTGGATTAAAGCAGTTCAAAGAATATAAGATTGAGGAAGCAGAGCAGTTACTTGATTGTTTAAATAAGTTATTCTCTTCCTTTGGATGGATGACAGAAACAAGGGTAGACTACATTCTACACGCAGGGCTTCGAGGTCAATATGGGGATTTTTATCATGTAAATGAGAAGACCGTGAATGGATGGATATCACAGTACTATCAGCACCACCAAAGCCAAATAGTTCAGGAAGTTCAGGCGGCAAATAATAAAGAGAAAGAGGCGACAGATGAGGAAATAGCCTATTGGATAGAGATAGGTAAGCAGATCTTTAGAGATAACTACGAATATGCAAAAGAGACAGGTCACTGCAAGGATCTAGCAGAATGGGGCATCAATTGGTTTAACAAATTCCAAGAGAAAGGAATTTTAAAACCCTGGAAGTTTCCTGTAGATCAGATTGAATCAGATGTAAGGAGAGAAATGAGAATAAATTCTAAATGGATAGATGAATCATCTGTATCAGCAAAAGCAAAGAACAGGATTTGGAAGATGTTTATCCTTCAGTCAATCCAAGAAAAAAGAAACCTAGATAAATTGATATGAAAAAAGCAGACCTATTTAGTACTTCATCTACCTTACTTGCTATCTTTGGTTTGATGCAGGTGAACATCTCAAACCTATTCCTGTTTGTTATCCTAGTAGCCTTGTATACTATCGGCATGGACTTCATCTACAAGGCCTGCAAATGATTCAATTCAAGATCAATGAGAAGCCTTTAAGCGTAAACCAAGCCTGGCAGGGGAAGCGATTCAAGACACCTATCTACAAGGACTATGAAAAGGCAATGCTTTTGATGATGCCCAAGGCTAAGATAGACACGGAAGAAATGCTTCGGGTAGAATTCTTTTTTGGGTTCAGCAATCGAGCCTCAGACCTAGATAATCCTGTCAAGTTGCTTATGGACATAGCACAAAAGAAGTACGGCTTTAATGACAAGAATGTATTTGAACTTAACATCCGCAAATGCTTGGTAAAGAAGGGTCAAGAATTTATACAGATGGGTATCTATAAACTGCTACCTTTTTAAACAAATTCACCTGTATTGATTGGATATTAATTTATTTTTTATATTTGACAAAACACAAAGCAAATGAGCCTAGAAGAAGGAAGATTAATAAGACAAGCAAGAAAGAAAAGCGGATTCACGCAATTAGAACTATGCAAGAAATTAGGCCTATCCCATGCACCTATCAATCAGGTAGAGAATGGGTGGGAGTCTATCAGCCTGTTCAATCTTAGAATGATCTGTGAGGCTATCGGTCTTGAAGTAGTGATCAAAGAGAAAAGGAAAGATGCCTAGAATGCTCCCTGCATCCAAGCCTGACTACTCACTCGAAATCAGATTTAAGAATTCGAGCGGGGAATGGTCACAATGGATCAACAAGGGCAAAGGACTTTTCCAAACTATCGAAATAGTACAGCATCAGATAAGGCTTATTTCAGCACCCCATAGAGGCAAAGAAATAGAAGTCAGGTTTGAATGGAACGGATGGCTTTGTGATTATTCAGGGCAGCCTACAGGCGAAGTGATCAGGTTCAAATGAAGGCGATTGAATGGATATATGACAAGGAATTCGAATATGTATTCAAGAACATAGGTAAGGACTTATGGGAAGATTTGAGGCAGGAAGTAGCAGTCATAGTACTAGAATATGATAGTATCAAACTAGGTGAACTGCAAAGCAAAGGAAAGCAGGTTTTCAAATTTTGGATAGTCAGAATATGCTGCAATCAAACCAATAGTAAATATGGCAAATTCGGCAGGATGTATGCAGCCCTAGTACCTGTGGAGGATGTCATGAAGTTTGTCAAGGAAGAGGAAGAGATTGATAACAGTCAAGAGGTAGCGAATAGCATTTCAAAGATCATCCCTTCCCTGTATTGGTATGATCAAGAGATCTTGAAGATGTACATTGAACTAGGATCAGTCAGAAAGGTAAGCAAGCAGACAGGCATTCCTCACACATCCATATTTATCACAATTAAAAACATAAGAAAATGCATACTGCAGCAATTGGTATACTAGGATCGGTGGGGATCACCCTGATCTACTTCTACATATTAAATATCCCTAGGGTATTCAAGAATATCACAGGCAGGAATTTGGTCAAGCCTTTCTCCTGTTCTTTCTGTATGTCATTTTGGATCAGCCTGTTCTTTCTAATCTTAAAAACGGATTTGCTAAATGCGATATTTATAGGTAGTTGCACTCCATTTGTGTACCTACTTATCGAGGATTATTTCACCAATAAATTTGAGTTATGACACCTGAAGATTTAGAACTATTTAAAAAGCACTTTGAACTTTACGAATGCTACAAGAAACACGCTTTCATTCGTAACTACAGTAAAGAAGTATATACTGAATTGATATATCTCTACACCAAGTATGTAAATGAGAAGCATCAATTTTCCCATTGGTGCAGTTCTTGTAGAGCAGAACTAGTGCAGTACCTTTATGGATGGTTTACTAATGAGACTCACACCACCTGGTACAAGCATGATGATATTCAGGAGGAGGTAGTGCCTGATATGATTGAAGAGCCTGTGATCGAAAACAAGCCGATCAAAAGAAGAAGAAAAACCAAATAAAATACACATGGACAACAAACCAAAAGTAAGACTCGGAAACGGGAAAAAGAGAAGTGCCTCCTGGCTAACAGCAGCAATCTGCATAAGTGATGCAGAAGCCCATGCATACACCTACAACGGCAAGAAGTATGTGAATGTAAACGTAAATATCTACGATGCTCCAAATGAGTACGGCAAAGATGTAGCAATCACATTGAATGAATACAAGAAGGATGAGGCTATCCCAAAGGCAAACGCTTTTACTCCTGGACCTGTCGGGGATTTACCTTTTTAATTATGGCAAAGTTCAGGTTAATAGTACAGGAAGGTGAGTATGAAGCAGACTCCTTTTCTACCTTGATCCTTGAAGTTCTGAAGCACCGCTTTTGGCATCTAAGAACTCATGGCAAATGGATGGACTAAAAAATACAAATCAATTTTAAACCAATAAACAAAAAAAAAGATGGCATCATTTGAATTACACTTCAACAGCCCTGAGAAGCAGGTCACTATTTCCCTTCAAGATCCAAATGGAATCTTTCAACTTGCAGATCTATTTAAGAAACTACTTGATGAGGCAGGGATCGAAAACACCTTGACTGAGAAGTTAGCAGAACCTGTGGCAGCGGTAGAGGCTACAGAAGAAAATTAAAAAAAAATCTTTTGCCTGTTGTTTTTGTTATTTATTCCTTAGATATTTACAGAAACAAAACAAACAAACCCATGCAAAACACATCATTCGCTTACCTAGAAGCAAAAGGAAAATCAAAAGTTTGGATGGCATACGCAAATCACTGCGCAGGCGAAGAAATAATGGAGGAGGGATTTAATCCCTATAGCGGATACGTTTACCTAGCATTGGAAAACGGGATTCAGATTGCAAGTATGTTAGGTCAGGATGTCGAATTTATTGGCTTTGATAGGCATACTGATGAAGAAGTTTTCTTCGATTCCTATGACGAGTTGATTGAACATCTCAATCAGGATTGGGAAGAGGAGGTAGAGAATTAACTAAATTAGGAGGGACAAATCCCTCCTTTTTATTTTAAAAAAAATGAAAACACAAAAGGTAAAAATATCAGAAATAAAAATGAATCCTAATAATCCAAGGGTAATTAAGGATGAAAAATTCGGTAAATTGGTTCGATCTATTCAGGAGTTCCCAAAGATGCTTGAGATCAGGCCGATTGTGGTAAACTTAGACATGATAGTTCTAGGTGGCAACATGAGACTTAAAGCCTGTAAAGAAGCAGGGCTTAAAGAAGTTCCTATCATTATGGCTGACAGCCTTACCGAAGATGAGCAAAAGCAATTCATTATCAAAGACAATGTAGGCTTTGGTGAATGGGATTGGGAAATGTTAGCAAATGAATGGGAAGAGCATCTACTCGAAGAATGGGGTTTATCACTTCCTATTGTTTATGATGGAAAAGATATTAATCTAGATGACTTCTTTGAAGAAGATAACAGCCAAAAAGAACAAAAAAATAAAATTATACTTGAATACACTGATGAAGAATACGAACTTGTGATACAAGCATTTTCAAATCATATAGGATCTAAAGAACAGATTGTTTTTAAATTGCTTAATTTATGATAGTTTATTTGGCGGGATTTAAAACTATAGAGAAAGATTGGCAAAAACCTACTCAAGATATTTATTTACTATCTTCTTTTTGGGAACATAAGAATGGCAAGTATGGTAACTATGTTACTCAAGATCGACATATTTTAGATAGTGGTGCATTTACATTTTTAAATAATAAAAAAGGAAAAAGTATTAATTGGGAGCAATATGTTATTAGTTATGGTAATTTTATAAAGCAAAATAATATAAAACTTTTTTTTGAATTAGATATAGATCCAATTGTTGGTATTAAAGAAGTAGAAAGACTTAGGGATATTTTAGAAAATACTGCAGGTAGAAAATGTATACCTGTGTGGCATAAAAGTAGAGGTTTAAACTATTGGAAGAAAATGTGTGATGAATATGAATATATAGCAATAGGGGGTATAGTTACAAGAGAAATAAAAAAAAGTGAATATGATATATTTTTACCTTTATTAAAAATAGCAAGAGAATATAAAACTAAAGTTCATGGCTTAGGATTTACTAATCTTAATGGATTAAAAAAATATAAGTTTTATTCAGTAGATAGCACAAACTGGTTATCTGCTAGATTTGGAAGTACAGGGCTTTATTATTTTACAGGTGATAATCTAAAGAATATTAATAAGCCAGCCAATACAAAAAAAATTGATTTACAGGCTATGAATATGTTTAATTTTATCGAATGGATAAAATTTTCAAAATACGCAGAACAAAATTTATAAAAAAATATGAAAGCAGTTATTCTATTAAGTGGAGGTCAAGACTCAACCACTTGCCTTTATTGGGCAAAAGAAAAATTTAAAGAAGTTTTTGCTATTGGCTTTGACTATGGACAGATGCATGTTCAAGAATTAAACCAAGCAAAAAAAATAACTCAAGATGCAGGAGTACCATATAAGATTTTTGATGTAAAAAATTTACTTGCAAAAAGCAGTTTGATAGATAAAACTAATCACAATAAAAAAAGTGAAATAAACCCTGATCTTCCTGCTTCTTTTACTTCGGGTAGAAATATCTTGTTTCTAACAATTGCAGGATCTTACGCTGCTGAGATAGGGGCAAAAGATATTGTAACAGGGGTTTGTCAAACAGATTATTCAGGATATCCAGATTGTAGAAGAAATACAATAGATGCAATGCAATTAACATTGAGTCTAGGTCTAGGAATAGATGATGTAAGAGTTCACACTCCTTTAATGTATTTAAATAAAGCAGAGACCTGGAAGATGGCAAAAGACTTAGGATGTCTTGAAGTTGTAATTCAGGATACTTTAACTGATTACAATGGAGATATGACACTAAATGAATGGGGAAGAGGAGTAAATAACAATCCTGCAACTGAACTAAGAGTAAAAGGATTTTACGAGGCAAGACAAAAAGGATGGATATGATCATACAAAAGAATTATCACTTTTATGCAGCACATAGAAATCCTGCTGGAGGTGAAAAATGTGGAAGGATTCACGGCCATACTTATGACGTGATTTGTTATTTTAATTTTAATTCAATGAATGAAGGTGGTATCACTTGCTTGTTTTCAGATCTAGATAAAATGGTTGAGCCAATTATCAAAGAGCATTGTCATTGGTTTCTTCTTTATGAGAAAGATCCTTTGTGTGAGGTACTAGATCTAGCAAATGAGCCCTATTTGAAACTCCCTTTTGTAACCTCTGCAGAAAATATGGCTATTTGGTTATTAACTAGAATTAAAAATGAAACAAGCCTTCCTATTTACAAAATTGAATTAAGAGAAACAAAATCATCAAACGTAATTTATGAAATTGAAAATCGCTGAAATATTTTATTCGCTACAGGGTGAAGGTGCTAGAATCGGAACTCCTACTGTCTTTATTAGAACCACAGGATGCAAGGCAAAGAATGCTTGTTACTCATTAGGTATTAAATGTGATACTGAGTTTGAAAGCGGAAAAGAAATGTCAATTGAAGATATTTTAAAGTGGTTAAAAATAAATGCTCCTCAATGCAAAGAAATTACCTGGACAGGAGGTGAGCCATTGGATCAACTTACAAATGAGATAACTTTATATTTCAAGAATGAAGGTTATTTTCAGGCTATTGAAACAAGTGGACTTCATCCTTGTGTAGACCACATTGATTTTATTTGTGTATCTCCAAAGGTAGCAGAGCATGTAGTGAAAAAGAACTTTCCAAATGGAGTATCAGAATTAAGATATGTAAGACACAAAGGTCAGGAAGTACCCAACCCTAGCGTAACTGCTCAACACTATTGGCTAAGTCCGCACTCAGATGGATTTACTATTAACTCAGAGAATTTAATCCATTGTATTGATTTATGTATCAATAATGGAAAATGGAAACTATCACTACAGAATCATAAAATATGGAACGTTTTATAACTTGGGCAGAAGTAAAAGAAAGGGTCAGTAAATTAGATAAGAATTTAAAATACTTCGGAGTTCCAAGAGGAGGTCAACCAATTGCCGCAATGCTTAACCCTGTAGATACTCCTGAAGAGGCTGATGTAATTATCGATGACCTTATTGACAGCGGATCTACAAGGGTTAAATACCTAGCATACAACAAACCATTTATCGGGCTGTTTGATAAGCAAACAGAAGAAGAGTTTAAAGATAAGTGGCTTGTATTTCCTTGGGAGAAAAAAGATGAAAATGTAGAAGATAACTTTGTGCGGATTCTTCAATACTTAGGAGAAGATCCAAACAGAGAAGGATTAAAAGAAACTCCTAAGAGGTATATAAAATTTTTAAAAGAATTCTTAGAGCCAAAGGAATTTAACTTTACAACCTTTGATGCTGAAGGGACAGATGAAATGATCATTCAAACTAACATTCCTTTTTATTCGTTATGTGAGCATCATGTAGCCCCTTTCTTTGGCACAGCAAATGTAGCCTATATTCCAAATGGAAAAATAGTAGGACTTTCAAAGTTAGCAAGGACTGTAGACCTTTACGCAAATAGGTTTCAAAATCAAGAAAGGATCACTACCCAAATTGCTAATAAGATTCACGAGGAACTTAATCCAAAAGGTGTCGCTGTAACCTTGAAGGCTCAACACCTTTGCATGTGCATGAGAGGGGTAAAGAAGCACGATACATGGACACAGACTAGCAAAATGATTGGAGTTTTTAAAACGGATCAAAAGGCTAGAAATGAATTTTTGAATTTGATAAAATAAACAAAAGTCAACATTATGAAAAAGCCTGATAGATCTGTAATTGAAAAAGCAATTATAAAAGCATTTGGCAACCTTTCCTTGGCTTCAAAAGCACTAGGTGTAGATAGGGTAACCCTTTACAAATGGATTGAACAGGAGGCCTTAGAACAGGCTGTAGTAGAAGGTAGGAATACAAGGCTTGATTTTGTTGAAAGTAAACTAGATCAGAAGATTGATAGCGGTGATACCACTGCTATTATCTTTTTTTTGAAAACTCAAGGAAAGTCTAGGGGGTATATTGAAAGGCAGGAAGTCACAGGCCTGAACGGACAAAAATTATTTGAAGTAACCATAGTAGATGGTGATAGCGAAACTGAAAACAAATAAAGTATTCAGGCATCTTGAAACTAG